AAGAGAGGCGGTTGAATGGTTGTCTCCAGGCAGGACTGCGAAGACTATTAAGCTGCATTTCTCCTTTGGTAATGCAAAAAATCTGCACATCATTCCTGAACATCCCAGGTTCCACTGTAGGGGCAGCAAGGCGCGGTGCTCTCCTTACTGTCAGGCGACGGAACAATCTCATTGCTTCTGTAGCAGCGGTGTCAAAGAAGAGGATTTGTCTCCCCGACATGATCCTTCGTAAGTCCTCCTCGAGGCCCATATGCCCGTCATCTCTGACCCATACGCATGCACTCGCCAAAAATCGGTACAGTGCATTAATACGCTCCGAGGTTCCCGTGTTTCGACGTAGTGTTATCGCCAGATTGGTTCTCACCAAGCTGTACATCTGATACATGGATATCTCTTGCCGGACTCCGGCCCTGTACGCAGCAATCTTGATTGCAGCCACGAGACTTCTAGATACAGCACCGGCACCCTCGTCGAGGAATAGAATGTCAATAGCATGGTAAGCCTTTGATTCAGGATTTGCAAATAGCTCAATTGACCGCTGATGAATCCATTGTGCTATCTTCCTCTCTGTTGACATCGGACCAACTGTATATCCCAGAGGTGAAGATGCAAACATCTTAATGAGATCCTCATCGTTCCAGAAGAAAGGGTGCCTGATCATCTGAGCTACGGTGATAGACAAGGCATTGGATAGAGAGAATACAGCAGGTATGGGTGACCAACGAGGGTCGTCTCCCGGGACAGTAAACATGTGGCATATTGCGAACCTTGCTACCTCCAAGGCCATCATTTCTATTGCCCCACGCACTGTCACACCTCTAAGTTCGAGTATGTCTATGTTCAGTCTGATGGTTCCGCTTGATTTATCAGCTATGACGAGTGCTGTGTGGGAGCGTTCCAAGGCACGAACAATGATCCGCCGCAGAGCATACATACAGGACGTGGTAGAGGAGGTCATATCTTTGGCTCGGCCGACCATAACTGTTCTAGTATCCGCTAATGTCGCCTCCAGATATACATGAGGAGAGTATGCCATTCTATTCCCAGTTAATGTAACGTCAGGTAACGGAGTGACATCTGCTGCCATCATTTCTAGCTCCTGGAAGGGGGCTAGTTCATCTGGGCTGTACACTATGGTCGCATATAAGCGCGCGTCGGAGCGGTGCGAGGTGATCTGAAGAGCTGATACACACATCAACATGTCCTCCTGTACCATCTTTGGGTAATCCTCTTCACCTCCAGAGATCGGCCTAGCATCGTCGGTAGAGAGTATGGAGTTACTAGCAACGGTCATTGATCCTAGTCCATATGCTCCGCGCAATCCGAGTCTCGATGAATACCTGTGATATGTCGCCCCTCCATATACCTCACCTAAGTATGGAAGTGTTTTGATTAGGTCAACATTTGCTCGTGACCGTGTAACTGCGGCAATCAATTGCTTCATACTAGTCCCTACTCCGGGCTGCACTGCAATCCTTGATAGCTTCTCTACAGCAACATCAGGAGCAGAGGATGTGATGATTCGATACCCATGCTCTGACCGCTTCTCTCGAGTGGCCCGGCCCATGTATGGGTCTGACTCTCCTCTTACAAACGATGCTGCTGTGCCAACATGATAAGCTAGGTATCCCTTTACCCCGGCTCTCCAGTCAGGACTCATACTAACAGAGAGAGTATGCTCGAACGGGGTATAGGAGGTAACCCCACAGATCTCTCCTCCTCCTCCCAGATCCCAACTCTTCCTCAACTCGCAGACATCCTTGTAGACAGAACTTATGCAACGCTCACTGTCTGCCATGCGACTTAGCTTGTACATCAAAGTAGACAGGGCCCCAGTACTTGATGTCAGTATCTGATAACATGGGTTCATCTCATTATCCCCTTGCAGAAGTGCTTGGATGGTTTGAGTCGAGGTGAACATTTTCCCTATCTGCCGTGATATCCCAGCCAGTGACCAGGAGAAAATATCTGAGAGAATAACAGGGTTCATTGGCCTAACCGAAGCTAGGTGAGAGTACAGGCAATCCTCGTAGCATGTAACCTTGGTAGAAAGCAACTCCTTGATTACGACATTCTTCGTGACAGCTTCCACCTTCCGTTTGCTCCGCGACAAGACAGACATTTCAGCAGTCTTCGGTCTCACAATCGGGATACTGTATGGATCATCAATAAGACCCCGTAGGTCGGTCTCCCGACGAACCCATGTAGGTGAATGTAGCATATTGATCATCCTGCGAACAATCTTCGACCTACGCTGGTAGAAAGACAGTGAAGCATACGCCTTAGATAACGGATCTGCCCCTCCTTTGTAGAAGAAGTGTGTAACTGGCGCGATATCCAACCCCCCTAATTCCCCCGGTAATATCAAGGCTGCATAAATTGTTGGTAAGGTGAGCTTACGCAGCGTGATACGACTACATAAGGCCATTTCCACTGGCCAGGACACAGTGAGAGATCTGAGGTATACCGCAGTCTGGATAACAGACAGCTGGAAGGCACACATGGGGTTCTTTGACACCTCTGCCGCAGCTAACGCCTGGCCTGCTATTGCCCCTACTGAGTGACTGATTGTGGGGAAATCAGATGCACTGTGGGGAAACATGCGGCTGATGGCCTTCAGAGATGTAAAATGCTCAACCCCGTTGATATAGACATTTTTGCTGTATGTGATTGTGCTTGTGGAATAAATGCACTCATCTAACTTCAGACTGTGTCCAACTTGATTGCACTCTCTAGACACAGCCTCCAAGATCTCCTCCGCATTGTGGAGGGTCATCCTTGCACGGTTATGATCAGTCTCTGCCGGCAGATACATAAGTATGATCTGATTATCCGCCTGACCGATCAGATAGTAATGATGCC